ACGAACATGAATTTAATTGAAGAAATTTTAGCACTACTGAAAGCCCAGTTTTCGGGCGTGCGAGAAGACGGTTTGCAACAGTTGGCGGCTGCGCTCAGCCTACAGGTTGAAACCAAGGAACAGGCTACCGAACTCGTAGGGAAACTTACCGCCGAGAAGGTTACCAAATTTGTACAGGATTGGCGCAAAAAGGCAGATGCCGAGATAGCCAAGGCAAACACCACCTACGAAAACGGCCTTAAAGAAAAGTACGATTTCGTAGAGAAGGGAAAGCAAACGCCCCCGGCAACACCTCCAGCACCATCCCCCAGCGGAACCGTTACCTTAGAGCAGATTAAGGAGCTTATTCAGGCAGAAATGAAGGGCGTGCAACAGAGCATTACCGACATTAACGCCGGGAAGGTAGCAGAAGCCCGCGAAGCTCGTTTTGTCGGAGCTTTAGACAAGGCCGGAATTAAGGGCAAGACCCGCGAACTGCTGTTAGGCGGCTTCAAGGGCAGAGCCTTCAAGGATGACGAAGAGTTTAACACCTACATGACCCAGCAGGAAACCGACTTAGCCGCCCTTGCACAGGAGCAGGCAGACAACGGCCTGTTAGGTGGAGGAAAGCCGATTTTCGGAGCCGTGAACGAAGACGGCGTTTCCAAAGGCGTAGCAGACTACATCAAATCCCAGCAGTCCGGCAACACCCTTACGGGTAAGGAAATTTAAGTTTAACATTTAATTCAGACGAAACAATGGGTTTGAAAATTAAGCGACAGAGTGACACGCGAGTAGTACACGCTTGCACCCACAACGTAGCCGATATTCCCAACGGTGTAACCGTTAAGTCTGCCGAGCTTATCCCCGGCGTGATTTTGAAGGAAGGTACGGCTATTGGTTTGGGTTCAGACGGACTCTACCACGTAGTCAAGACCGCACAGGTTATCGAGGCCGTAGGTGCTACGGGTACGTCGATTAAGGTCGCCAAGGGTTCGCACTTCAAGGCCGGGGATTTCGTTATGTCTGCCCTTAACGGCAAGGCTTACGCTATTTCCGCTATTGATACCACCACTTCGGCCACCTACGACACCATCACCATCGGCACAACGATTGGCGGGATTGCTAAGGACGCGGTTATTATGGCCGCAGACGGCGAGCACGCATCAAGCGGCGCAGCCTTCAAGTACACCCCGAAGGCACTTACGGGCGACCACTACGACGTTAAGGCGTTGGAAAACCACCTCGTAAGCGCAGTAACAATCGGCCAGTTCAAAGAGAGTGTTATCCCGCCCATTTCCGAAGCCATTAAGACGGCTTTGAAGGGCATAGTATTCATTTAAGAGAAAGGCAGTAAGTTATGATACAGACACTTATGGTTGGTTTGGTAGAGAAGGACATGCAGGGCGTAATTAACACCTACGACCTCAAACCCTACTACTACCCCACGCTTTTCCCGTTGAAGCAGAACTATACGCTTACGTGGAAAGCCCTTGAAGCCCAAACGGGCTTGAAGATTGCCGCCGATTTGGTAGCTCGCGGCGTTTCTATTGACAAGAAGACCCGCGAAGCCCTTAACCGCATACAGGGAGACATCCCCAAGATTGCGATTAAGCGTACCATGAACGACGAAGAGCTGGACGATTACGACGTAATGGTAGCAATGACTTCGCAGAACCCCGACCTTCGCGCGCTTGTTGAGGTTTGGGCAGAAGATACGAAGTATTGCTGGACAGGCGTAGCCGCCCGTTTGGAGTGGATGGCCTTGCAGCAGATTTCTTTGGGTAAGATTACGCTTACTAAGGACAACAACGTTAGCGTTTTGTCCGAGTACGACGTGGACTACGAGATAGCCGCCGACCAGAAGGTAGGCTATCAGACAGGCAGCGCAAGCTGGGACAGCACCAGCGCGAAGCCTATTTCCAAGGACTTCAAGGCTATTGTAAAAGCCGCCCGCGCCAAAGGTATTCACTTGAAGTTTGCGTTTATGAACGTAGACACCTTCGCAAAGTTCGCAGAGACCGAGGAAGTTAAGAACAAGTGCGCAAGCGTCATCGCAAACGCCCTTGATTTGCAGGACACCCCGGACGTAGAGACCGTGAACAAGGCTATGAAGAAATTGCAGTACCTTTACGGCTTGCAGATTGTCGTCATAGACCAGGACATCACGCTTGAACTTGCAGACGGTTCGCGTCCATACAGCGGCAACCCGTTCGCCGACGATGTGGTTATGTTCAGCGAGACCAAGCAGCTGGGCTTCACTTATTGGAAGACCCCGGCAGACGCTAAGCTGAAAGGCACAGCCGCTTTGAAGGCTATGAACGGCCACACGCTTATTAAGAAGTTCGCAAACGAGGAACCCGTAGAGGAAGTCACTATGGGCGTAGCTAACGCCTTCCCCGCATGGCTTTCGTCTTCGCGTACATACCTTTGCGACGTTACGCACAGCTCATGGAGCCACTAACATAAGGCGAAGGCGGGCAGCGAAACAGGTTACAGCGTAAGAGCTACCCGCCCCAGCTTTCCCAAATAGGCAAAGGCTATGACATACAAACAATGGTTTACAAAGACTACACGGCGTTTTGGAGTTTCAGCCGAAGACGTGGACTTGATATTAGCCAACCAAGTTGAGCTAATACCCGACGAAAACGCAACGGTAGACGCGAGGACGGCAAAGACGGCCTTAGTAAAGGAGTTCGCCAGCATCATACCGCTGGCTAACGTCAGCGAAGGCGGCTATTCCGTTTCGTGGAACATGGACGCGGTTAAATTGTGGTACAACCAAACCTGCGGAGAGTTAGGCATTACGCCAGCAGACAAACCGAAGGTTCGCAACAGGAGCAATATATGGTAGATATTTCGGCAGTCATTAACAACCAATACCCGCACTTCTTATATAAGCGCACCAGCGGCCAAGCCGTACAGAACGCCAACGGAAGCTGGGTAACGGAAGGCGCAGGAGCTTTCACGCTTTGCGGAGCTTGCAGAGAGGAAACGAACGGCAAGGGAAACAAGGTACAGGCGGCTAACGGCGTTTTCCGGGAGTTTTCCGCTTTGGTGCAGATACCCGTAGGGGTCGAGCGCATACCCGAAGGAACGGAGATAGTTGTTACGACGGTAGAGGTAGAAGCCGCCCAGCTACTTAGCGAAGACTTTGTAGAGAGTGCCAAGGCCGAAGGGATTGTTAGGATTTCCGGCGAATGTCTAAAGTTCGATGAAGGAAGGCTACACAGCAGACTATGGGTTTAACGGCAAAGTTCAAAGGCGATATAGACGCGACGTTTCGGCTGTTCCTTGATAAAGTGGAAAGGATGATAGTAGAAAGCCTTTGCAGAATCGGCGAAGAGGTGGTTACGCTTGCAAAGCTGATACCCCCGGAACGCGGATTTACAGACCGAACGGGAAACCTACGCTCTTCTATAGGCTACGTCGTTTGTAAGGACGGCCAGCCGATAAACATAGCTTTTGAAGCAGTGAAGGGCGGGCACGTAGGAGTAAATACAGGCCAAAGGCTGGCTTTGAATATAGCCAAGCAGTACGCAGAGGGTTACACCCTTATAGTAGTGGCAGGTATGGACTACGCGGTTTACGTCGAGAGCAAGGGGCGCGACGTTCTAACGTCAGCCGAGACCGAAGCCGGGAAGCTATTAGAGCGAGAACTAAGAAATTTGATAACGAACATACAGGACGCTATACAATGAAAAAAGTAAGCAGCATAGACACGGACGATATTCTTTACCAGCTTATCATGCAGGCGGTAAGCCAAGGCGTTATTACGATTTCCGGGAAGGTTTGCCCGCAGGGAGAGAGACCCGACGGCAGCACGAAGGAAGACATCGTTATTAACACCATTACCGTAACGCACGAAAAGCCGCAGTCAGGAACTTCTAACGTGAATATATACGCAGCCGATAAGAAGGTAAGCATAGACGGAACGGAACAATACAAGGCCAACCGGGAACGCTTACGGGAGATTGGCGACGCGCTTACGACCTTCTTAGACGCGCAGAACATAGCCGACCTCGAATTTATGATAGAGCAGGACGTAACAATTAAGGAGATTGAGGTAAAACAGCATTACCGAAACCTCCGTATAAGTTGGAATATTCATTAACAATTAAAGTGTTTTGAGATTATGTCAAACGTAGTAACTTTAGGATTGGCCAGCATTACCTTCGGCGGTTCTTCGCTCGGCCTTACTTACCAAGACAGCTGCACCGTTTCGCAGGACGACCCCGAAACCACCGAGTTTTACGCAGAGGAAGAGGATGACCCGATAGAGATTACCGAACGCCCCGGAGCTATTCGCGCCAACTTCCAAGTTA